ACTTATAAACAAAATTTTTAATAACTTTTTTTTAATTATTTTTATTTACCAATACTGCTTTACTTTCTTCAAGTAGATAACAAGGTTTTAAAACTTTCTTATTTCCCCACATTGTAGTTTCTGGGCAATACTTATTTACTGCCTTTGGGAGTTCAATATAATTCAACCAAAACAAGTAGTTTGCCTTTGGGTCATTTACAAAGTATAGAGCAACTTTACCAATACCGATTAGCTTATCGTATTTAAACTTTTCAAGCATCTTGGTATCATAGTGTTTATTTCTAAACTTCATCTCTATAACACATTCTTTTCCTTTAGGAGTTAATCCTTCTGCATCCCAACTCTCTGAACCCTCTCCAGTCCATTTAAGTTTCCATCCATCAAGATTTAATATTTGTACTATTGCTTGTTCTAACTTATGAATTTTGTTTATCATATACTCTATCAATGTCAGCTATCCACATCTTGTAAATCTTTCCGTTACAAGTACAAGGTTCTGAATATTTATGGTTATAATAATTTGCGTGTAATGTACATAAGATTTTCCTATACTCTGGAGTTAATCTGTTTGTTACATTTGCCTTAAAATCTACCCAAATAATTTTGTCTTGTTCTGTCATTTGTTTTATTTGTTTGTGTTCCTTAATTCTTTAAACATTTCAATAGTACATAATATTATTCCAACGAATGAGAACAATACTATAATGCAAAATATTAGTGTAATAAACTCTTTAATCATATTATAGTTCTTTGTATTTGTTTGCTAATGTTATATAGTGATAATCTGTTTTACTTAATTTTAGTTTTAACAAATCTTCTTTAACTTCCTTTCTTTTGTTGCCTACTGGTAACTTGTCTATTAATTGTTGTAGCTTCTGTGTTAGTTTCTTTCTATACATAATTTACCAAAGTTCTATGTCATTTAAATCATCTCTACGCTTGTCGCATCCACACGATTCATAACCAAGTAATTTAGTTACCTTTTCTACAAGCCATTTAATTCCAGTATAAGTTGTAATAAGTTCTATAAAGTTTCCGAGTTTCATAATAGTAAATTTATTTTGTTTAACAATCTATTTTCTATTTCGTAAGTATCTGCTTTCATTTCAAAACAAGTACCATTATCTCTATTTCTTACATCTCCCTTTTTATAAAAAGATGATTTGTTTATTAATTCATCTTTAGTAACCCAACCACATATTTCTAAATTATTTGTTTTTTTATTTAAACTATTAAAAATATAAATATCACAATCAAAGTCCTTTTGAAATCCAATAAAATTATGTACAAAGTAAGGTTTCATATTTACTGTTCTTCCCATTGTTTTAACATCAATCTTCTTGCCTTTATGTTCTAAATCAAATCCTCCATCAAAACCATTTATATACTTATGTTTTAAACCAAAAATACTTTTTGTTAATACCTCCCCAATCAAACCAACAAACTGTTGTTCTTTGTTCCCATTTGCAGAATGTCTATTACCCATATTATTTTCAGATAAATAATCCCAACATTCTAATTTCAAATTATAAGGTATATCTAAAATCATAATAGTTCATCTTTAAGTTTATTCTTTACCTTGTTGTATGTATTGTAAAGAGAATAGTAACCTATCTTGGTTTCTCTACTCAATTCAGCTACACTCTTTCCCTTTGCTATCAATTCAAATACTTTCTTGTCATACCAATAAACATCATCTACTGCTCTTAAATAACCATTTAGGAACTCCTCGTATTGTTCTTCATATTCCTTTGGGTCTATCTCCTCAAACTGTTTATCTATTTCATCTAAACTTACTTTAGTAATCTTCTTGTTACTTCTTAAAAAAGAAACATAAATCCCTCTTAATTGTTTAAACACATAATAGTAGTTAATCTCCCCATCTTCATACCAAATATTCTTTCCCTCTTTCTCATATCTAATCAAATAAATGTACATCTCTTGTACTATATCCTCTGAAATGTTTTTAGGACACCCAAAGGAGTTTACTATGTTAATCCAAGTTTGATGTTTCTTTGCTGCTTGTTCGATTAGTTGCGACATTCTAAAATGGTATTTTTTTATTTATTGGTTGTTTACGTACAAAACCCTCTAATGGGTCGTATATATCTCCCACTACAAAAGGTAGTGTGTATTTATTTATTTCAAAACTAAAATTGTCAAACGCATAACCTCTGCTCAATTTACACTTTACATCTACTCTACCTTTATGCGTTGTGCTTTTTTCTAAACTTATTGCAGTTTCACACTTCTTATATAACGTAGAACCAAGATGACCAGTTGCTTTATCACTTCCATAGTTGCTATGTATAACAGTTATAATATGGCAATCATATTCAACAGATAACCTCATTAATGTTCTTACACATTCGTTTCCATTTTTAATATCGTTTACCTCACTAACAAGGTCAGCTACACCATCTATAATTACTAAACCATTATTTCCCTCATTCTCTTTTAAAATATACTCTATAAAAGTAAGCATATCTCTATAACCTAATTTTCTTAAAGCATATTTTTTGTAGCAACCTAAATCTATATCTCCTGCCATACTTTCAATCCTCTTGGCTGCTTGTTGTGTATGCCACAAACCCATCTCTGTATCAAAATGAATTAAACATCTACCATCTCTATGTCCTTTTAAATTGCCTCCGTAAATATTTTGACCACTTAAATAAACACCTCCCAATAAACTTAAGAAAAATGTTTTACCAGTTTTACTTGGTGCTTGTACAAAACTTATATTTCCATAAGTACCCAAACCAATAGGTACACTCTTTTCTCCTACTCTTGTTTTTATTTTCTTTTCTCCTAAACTTAATGCTACTGGAGGGTAATCTAAAACCTCATCTGTAAATACTTCACAATCCTTTGCAATGAGTTCCATTGCCATATTCTCAATCGTCTTCTCTTCTGTAATATCTTCAACCATTTAATTTATTTTGTGTCATTAATTTTTGTCTAATATATAAAAAAAAAGGGTAGCTTTTACACTACCCTATAATTTTTAAAATGGTAAGTCGCTTACAACTTCCTCTTGTAACTCTTGTTTTACTTCTTTTTCAGCGTTTACAATACTTCCGTTGTTCCATACTACCTTTCCGTTTCCTACGTAGCTTCTTTGCTTTTTAGCTTCGTTCTCCTCTTTGGTTTGTGAAATGTAGATTGATGCGTTGTTTCCAAACCTTGTTTCATCGTTTACCGACATTGTAAGGTTTAAATAAACTGCTCCATCTTTTCCTGCTACAAATTTCTCCTTTGGTAATTTGTCTACTCTTAAACTGTAATTGATAATTGCACTCATAATAATTCTATTTTAATTTAGGTTAATATACTATTTTTTAAATGATTCTGATTCATCTTCTCCAAATACTCCAAGTTCATAGAACCCAGTCAATTTAAGAACTGCTCTACTCATTGCTCTTTTCTCTGCCATTTCAGCAACGTACCAAGAGTTTGTGTTACCATCTTTGTAACCCTCTCCTTTTAATGCAGAACCAAAGGTTTCAATCTTCTTACCATCTTTTTCTGCTAATGCTTTAAATACTGAAAAGTTAGATTCACATCTTATTACTTCATAAGTAACACTCATTTGTTCTACTGCTTGTATCTTATCAATACCTTGCCTTGTGATAATCACATAGTGTTGGTGTTTAAATACATCGTCTTTTGTTAATCCGTACTTCACGTACAACTCAATTAATTTGTCTTTGTTCATTTGTCTATTGTTTAAAAATTATTTGTTTACTTACTTCTAACTGTGCTTCTAAAAAAGCAACTCTTTTTTCTAATGCTTCTATTCTATTGTGTAGATACTGTTCAAAATCTTCTGTCATAATGTTTACTCTTTTAATGTCCTCTGTGTGTGTCATAAGTTATTGTCTTTCAAATATATAAAAAAAATCTTAATTGTCATCAATTACATCCATAAAATCATTATAAGAATAATTCTCTTTTATACGAAACTTTGTTCTAATTCTATCTTCTGTAAATTCTGACCCTTTAGCATATCCAATTATAAATGCTAAAAAAATAACTCCAGAAATTAATAATAAATCTTCTATCATAATTGTTCGTTTATTGTTACACTTAATCCTAAATAGTTTCTTGTTCCTATTTTTGGTATCTTTACTTGATAGTTAATCCTTATATCAGTTAAGTTGCTATCTTGCTTTAAATGATACTCAATTTGTTTCTTTAGCTTATCCCAAGCAGAGTCGTTTATCTTCGTAATACTATTATCTTGTCCCACCATTGTTTTATTTTATTAATTAGATTCTTTAAATACATCATAAGGGTTGTCTGCGTTGGTAAATGATTTTATATCTAACCAAACACCATATTTTAAATTATATATATATTCTTCGTCTTCTAAATGGTCATAAATTTCTAATATGAATGTTGGGAACTTATCGATTTTTTGGTCTATTAAATCTTTGTACTGTGGTTTTAATCTGTCTAATAATGTCATAATATTTATTTTAATAGGGGTTTTTACACCCCTTTGTTATTGTTTGATTTATCCGTTGTATTTTAAATACAATTCATTGTTAGTTAAATCTTGGTCTAAACAATCATTAGCAAATATAGCATCCTCAATAGCTTGACCTCTTTGACTGTAACCATCCCACCCATTTAGAGATTGTCTATGTAATGGTAATTTTTCTTTTGGTGCTTTAAACCAATCTTGATTTAGTAACCAATCTTGATATGATTTAGGAGTGCTTTTAAATTGTTGTCCTTTGTGCTTTCCGAATTTTAATGTCATAATATTTTGTATTTTATAAGTTATTTAATGTTACTTTTTCTGCATATTCGTAATAATCATTTGCTTCGTGGTCTTTTGTGGTTTGGTTTATTAAATCCACACATTTTTGAGCATCTATATTTTTGTAAGTAGGGTTTAAAAAATCAGTAATGTCATAGCCATATCTTACATAAGTTTCTATTAGTTTTACGTAAGCTTTTTTTGTTGTCTTAATATTCATAATATTTTGTCTT